ACGTGTGCTCTTCCGATCTCTGGAAAAGCAGTATGAAAGCCTCTGCAGTGCGATCGCGGCGATTGAAAACGGTGCGCAGAGCTACAATGTGGACGGTCAGAGCGTCACCAAGGCAAATCTGGCGACCCTGTACAACCGTCAGAAAGCTCTGGAAAGTAAGCTTCGGCAGGCACAGGGCGAAAATCTGTGCATCGTAGAGTTTGCAGACAGGGGGTAGCGGGGATACTTAAAGTTTTTGCCCGAAGATTTCTGAAGGAAAAAAAGGAGGAATGCAGGTGAGTGTGTGGGAAACCCTGAAAATGCGTTTTTTAGGGAAAAGAAACGGATATGACGCGGGCGGAGGGCGGGATTCGGATAACTGGACACCGGTCGACGGGCGGGCGGAGGATATCAACGCCATGTCCCGCGACACCATCCGCCACCGCGCCCGGGATCTGGAACGCAATGCCGACTATGTGGAGGCAAGTATCCTTGCTATGGAGCGAAATGTGGTCGGCTCCGGCATCCGTCTGGACTGCAAAATCGATCATCCAGAGCTGGAAAAGAAGATCGAACGGTTGTGGGAGAGCTGGTGTCATGCAGAAAACTGCGACGTGACCGGGCGGCTGTGTTTTTGTGAGATCCTAAAAACGGCGGTGCGCCGAATGATGGTGGACGGTGGTCTGTTGATTGTTGCTTCTTACAGCGGGAACAAACGTTTTCCCCTCCAGTTGCAGATCAAGGAAGTAGACGAATTAAACAGCGGTGTTTTATTCCATGGCAAAAATCAGGTGGTCGGCGGGATTGAGGTCAATTCCTTCAACAAACCGGTTGCCTATCACTTTACGGTGTACGACACCTTCGGGGAAACCGGCCGGACAGTGCGTATCCCGGCGGATCGGGTCATCTATCTCAATAAAATCAAGCGAAGCAGCCAGGTGCGGGAAATTTCAGGCTTTTCCAACGTCCTTTCCCGCCTGAGAGATTTAAACCAGTTTCTCAATGCGGTGACAGTCAAGGAAAGAATCCTTGCCTGCCTGTCGGTGTTTATTAAAAAAATCAACCCGGGCGGCATGGGATTGGGACGCAACCAGAAAACCGACAAGACAACCGGAGCCAAGAAGCAGAAACTGGCACCCGGTATGATCATGGAGCTGGACGCGGGGGACGAAATTCAGGTGGTAAACCCATCTGGCCAGGCATCCAACGCAAGGGATATGGCTACAATTCTGCAGCGTGCTTACTCAGCTGGGTTAGGGCTGAGCTATGAAGCGACCTCCCGGGATATGAGCCAGGTCAACTATTCCTCTGCCAGACAAAATCTGCTGGAGGACCGCGAAAGCTACAAGGAATGGCAGCATTATCTTTCCGAACATCTCTGCCGCAAGGTTTATATCTGGTGGATGGAAAGTTGCGTGATGGCGAAGAGCCTGGATATTCCGGACTATTTTACCAATCCGGAAAAGTACACCGAATGTAAGTGGATTGCCAAGGGAATGAGCTGGATTGATCCGGTGAAGGAGGTCAACGCAAACCGAATCGCGATGGAAACCAACCAAACGACATTACAGGAGGTAGCGGCAGAGCAGGGCAAGGATTGGCGGGCGATTTTGGAACAGCGAGCAAAAGAAAAACAGCTCATGAAGGAGCTGGGATTGGAGGAAAGCAATGAAAACAAGGGAAAATCCGCAGGAGAACCCGATGATGAAGAGTAATTTTCGCACCATGCCGATGCAGGTGCGGGAAGTATCGGAGCAGGAAAGAACGGTCAAACTGTCCTTTTCTTCAGAAAAGCCGGTGGAGCGCTTCTTTGGACCGGAAATTCTGTGCCACGATGAAGGCTGTGTCGATCTGAATCGTCTGCAGAACGTAGGATCAGTACTGTTTCATCATGGACGTGATCCGGTATATGGCAGTCTGCCGATTGCAAAGATTGTGTCTTTGAGCATCGACGGGGAGAAAAAACGAGGAGAAGCCGTTGTGTCGTTTGACACAGATGAAAAAAGCGACCTCATCTATCAGAAGGTGAAGTCAGGAAGTTTGAAAGGAATCTCTGTTGGATACATTGTAAACGCATATGAAGAGGTCAGGGCCGGAAAGACATCCAGTAATGGACGCTTTACTGGTCCTTGCTATGTGGCGACTAAGTGGGAACCGATGGAGATTTCCTTTGAACCGGTTCCGGCCGATGACGGTGTCGGTGCCGGCAGAAATAAAAATCCAGAAAGTGGGGAAGATGGAATGAGTGCAGTAACAGACAAAAACAATCCAGGCAATCCGGTGGCAGCACCGGAACATGGTGGCGAAAGAGGAGCACCACAGCCGGCAGCACCGGATCCAGCGGCAGTTCCGACCACCGACAACACAGAAACAGAACGACAGAGATGTACAGAGATTTATACCCTTTGCAGAGAATTTGATATTGATGCGCAGGAGTTTATTCAGCAGGGAAAAACGATTGATGAGGTCAGAACCATCATCCTGAATGACTTGAAAAGAAGCCGAACCCCGCTGACTTCCCATGTGGTGGTAGTAGCGGATGAGGAGGATAAATACCGTGCTGCAGCACGCGACGGCCTGCTTCTGCGTATGGGGGAAACGATTGAAAAACCAGCCCCTGGTGCAGATAGCTTTCGCGGTATGAGCCTGCATCAGCTGATGGCAGATTGTGCAATGCGCTGCGGTGTCAGGGATGCACATCGCCTATCCCCGGATGAACTCTGGAGAGAGATGGCCGTGCAGTCCCGCGGCCAGTTTGCCGATACCAGCAGCTTTGTATCCATTATCAATTCCACCCTATACGCAACCATCGCCAAAGCTTACGCGACCGCACCGACCACCTATCAGTACTGGACCAGCACTGGTTCCAATCCGGATTTCAAGAAAATGACCCGTTACCGTCTGGCAGCGACCGGCGAGATGCAGGAAATTCCGGAAAACGGTGAGTTCAAGACAGTCGGCGGCAAAGATGAGGGCGTAGAAACCGGTCTGAAAACCTACGGAAAGAAGTTTGGATTCAGCCGTCAGACCATCATCAACGATGATCTTGGCACAGTGTCCCGTCTGATCACTGCGCAGGTGCGTTCCAACCAACGCTTTATCAATCAGAAATGTTATGAAGCGCTTACCAAAAACGCTAAGATTTATGACGGGAAGAATCTGTTTGACGCAAGTCACCACAACCTTTTTACCGGAGCAGAACCGTCGATTGCATCCTTTAACGAGATGATTGTTGCCATGTCCCAGCAGAAGGACATCGACAACAAGGGGGTTCTCAACATCAAGCCGCGATTTGTGCTGGCACCAGTCGCACTGGGAATGGCAATCCGCCAGATTTTGGAGTCCACCGCTGATCCGAACGGTGCAAACAGCGGCGTAGTAAACCCGATGCGAGGTGCTTTCCAGCTGATTACCGACGCACAACTGGATATCGCAAACCCAGAAGGATATTATGCTGTTGCAGATCCAAACGATGTTGATACAATTGAGGTTACCTACTTAAACGGTAAGCGCACTCCAACACTGGAAAGCAGGGCGTCTTGGGATACTCTAGGTATCGAGTACCGCATGTTCCATGACTTCGGTATCAACATCATCGATTACCGCGGTATGAGCTACAATCCGGGCAAATAAAAAGAGAAGGGTTCCCCCTTCTCTTTTTAAACAAAGGAAATTTTAACTGTTTTTCCCATAGCAGCAGCAAGTCTTTGAAGTGTTTTCAGGGATGGATTGGCATTCCCATTTTCCAGCTTGCTGATATCGGCCTGCGTGATGCCGGTCAACTCAGAGAGCTGTTTTTGTGTGAGTCCCATTTCTTTACGGGCATCAATGATGGCATTGATGATGGCAAACTCTGGTTCCAGTTCATCATATTCTTTCTTGAAATTGGGGTCTTTGAGCTGTTCATTTAAAGTTTCACGGAAGTTTTTTCCCATAGTTACACCAACCTTCTTTCATATTCTGCCCGATATTTTTTGGCCAAAGCAATTTCAGACAAAGGAGTTTTTTGGCTTTTCTTAACAAATCCATTTGTCAGAATGATCTTATTGCCGACGTAGAAGAAATACAAAACACGGGTAATATCACTGCCCTGTTTGGCTCTTATTTCAAAAATCCCATCATTGAGAGATTTGGAATAAGGTTCTCGCAAAGTATTGCCTTTTTCTTCCAATAATTCGAGCAGGCGAAAAAGTTTCGCTCTCATTTTGATATCCTGTGAAAGAATAAATTCTTCGGCAGGACAGGTACCATCCTCTTTTTCAAAATATTCGACTTCAAAACTCTGCATGACGACCTTCCTTAAATATGTTTTATCATATATTTATTATATGCGATAAAACATATATTGTCAAGGGAAATATAAATTTTTTAAACATGAAAGGAGAAACATGATGGCAGTTTACATTCAGAAAGGCGACAGAATCGACTATAAAAACGACACCGAAGCGGTCATCAAGTCCGGTGATGTAGTGGTAATGGGGACCAATCGCATTGCGGTAGCGGATTGTCAGATCGAGGTGGGGGCAGTGGGAGCACTGGCTCTGACCGGTGTCTGGGAGTTTCCGGCTGATACTTCGGCAGCCATTGAGTTTGGTGCGATTGCTTACTGGGACGATTCCAGCAAGACCA